ATCGTGTAGTTAATCCTGTTGAATGCAGGAAGGATGTCTATGCTAGGTTCTACTAGGGTTATCATTTGCTTATTCTTAAAATGAGTGAGTCTGTTCCAATGGTTTTGATATCGACATTGAATTCTGGAGTTGCTTCATCTATTGACTTTTTGATGAACTGCCTTCCTTCAATACCGTACTTTTTAATGTAGTAGGCTAATCGCTTAGCACTACTTGAAATTTGTGGCAGCATGCTGCGACCCTCGATCAGGTTGGTAGCTTCAATCTCCATGTTCTTTCGCTTCATCCATCCTTCCAGATTTTTCAAGGCTGCTGCAGGCATGTAGTAGGTTTTGAACTGGTAGAATCTCCCCTCTTCATTCTTGTAGGTCTTTCGCTTGTTTTTAATACCCTTCACACCCTTATCTATGTAGTCAGCATAGTCAACCCCTACTTTTATTTCAAGCCTGTATCCGGTCTTAGTTTCGCTTACTCCGATAACAGAAAAAGAAGAAGATAACTTCCCAGAATCGGCAGGTGAATACTTTTCTAGATTGGTGACAATATTGCCACCTAGTTTCAGCATCGCATCCTTAACATTTGCAACAGCAATTTTCTCTACTTCCTGAATGTATTCATTGGGCTGAAGTTTCCTTCCCCCTACATTCAGGTTTGCTACTTGAGTTTTTGTTGCAACTGCCATTTCTTTAACTGCGCTTCCTTGTCCTTGTTGTAATCTTTTAAATATGCTAGGGTATTCAGGTACTCGATCACCCTCATTTCATAGCCTTCGTTCACTGTTATGTTCTGGAAGTCTGCGACCTGCTTAGTGCTAAATACCCAGCCCCACCTTGCCATAAATCCAGTACCTTCTTCGCCATCTTTTGATTCTCCATTGAGGAGATTATGGTAGTTCCGATTAATTCGCTGAATAATTGACAAAAAAAAAGCATACAGCTATATACTTCTATGAATTTTGCCCCTAGCAAATCATCCGCCACCACATCATGAGGCACCACCCCATAGCCTTGATACTTGTCTCCTTTCATCGGCAGAAAGAAGCAGGCAGCAATCTTATTAATCTGCATGATCTCACCGCTAAAAGCCAAGATATCGATGTACTGACCTGCCGTGATCTCGTGTAGTTCATAGCAGAACTTGTATCTATTCTCCCCTACCTGCAAATAATCAGCAGGCTTCGTGTCCGGGATATTATCAAAGAAGGACAGCTTCTCTGCGTATTCGTGCATCAGATCCCGGTACTTGTAGGTATCGTAGAACTCTTCATCCTTCCCCTCCACTATCGAAAGCATTTTCTGCTGTTTCTCAATAATATTCAGGTTTGCGTTTGTCTCAATATCGTATAGGCTGATGAATTGCCCAACAGTCAATTTATCCCACATAGTTTTAAATATATTTTTTTGGTTTGATGTATCTATCTGAAGGAGTACTTCCCTAGATGGCTGTTCGATATCTTATTCACTACCGAATATCGCAAGGCATCTAAAGCGTGATTGAAATTATCTACGGGCTTGTTGGTGATCTGCCCATTCTTATCTTCGATATACTTGTAGTTCCGCAGTTCCTTGATCAGGTTATAACTTCCTTCGGTTGCAAAAAGGTTATACCTGCGGATGATGTCTATACCAAGGTTCACAGCCCCCTTGATTACCGGTTTCACATTCCATCCCATTCGGTAGATCTCCTCAATGCTTTTTGGCTCTGCTGAATCAGCAAAGATCTCATTAGCCTTTTCTAGCCCAAGGCTCTGCATCTCTTTGGCTATGTCTTGGTTGGTCATCCCGGTTCTGTAGATCAATTCATCTACATACATAGCGTCATCAAGGATATAAGTCCGAACCAAAGCCGTAGGATCATTTGAGAATCCGAAGTCAAGCCCATACGCTACTAGCTTTGCTTCCTTTGGGATCTGCTTGGTGGTACTGAAGGTATATACCAAGGATCTGCTCTGACCCCTTTCTCCTAGCCCGTAGACCCTCCAATAGTTCTCATCTATATCTTTGAGCCTTTCAATTTCTGACTTAATCTCAGCCCCTAAAAATGGGTTATCCTTGTAGGTGGTTTGATAGAACTCAACATCCTTCCGGGTAAGCACCTGATCATAGATCCAGTGGAATTCTTCCGAAGGGTTAAAGTCAATGATCACCTTTTCATTTGTACGGAAAAGAAGCTGCTGCCAATCTTCAAAGGTCAACTCGTTTGCCTCATTTGCAAAAAGCAGATCTCGCTTTCGACCCCGGATCTTCTGTGGCATGTCCAAAGAAATGAATTCAATGGTGTTGCCGTTTAGCTTGTATTCTGAGGCAGTCTTGCTGTGATCATCTTCTGAGTAGATCTCATGATCCTTCAGAATAGTTAAAAAGTCCCGCATGACCGTACCCCTCAAAGCCGGGTATGTCTTCCTGCAGATGGTGATGATCTTGCCTTCGTTTCTTTGGCAGTAGCTAAAGATTATCCAAAGAAGGATATTATAAGTTTTCCCGGATCTGGTACCACCTTGCTCTACTATGATCTTGCTTTTGCTAGTTTCTAGGTGGCGGAATACTTTGTTTGTTTTAATGCTTTTCGCTGTCATCTAAGATAGTGACTTCAAAAACTTTCTTTCCGTCTGCCCCGGTGATCTCCTGCCTTTCGACATATCCCCTAGACTTCCCCTGAGTTTTAAGAAAGAAGATGATAGCAGTAGTATCACCGCTATCTATCTTCTGGTCTAGCTTACTTTCAACAAAATCTAGCCTTGTATTCCTACCTTCGATTACAGCCTGTTCTAAGCCCTCCTGATCGATCCATTTGTACAGGGTAACCCTATCTACCTGCAAGGATCTTGCAGCCGTTGACAGGTTCCCAAATGCCTTTATAATGGCTTTCTCGATTACTGATCTATCAGGCTTTTTCATATTGTTGACTTTTGTTGTTTACTCTAATCCTTTGAAGGCTTTTAAAGGGTAAAATACTAAGCTGTTTCTGTATCCTCCTTCATGGGTTGGAATGATTGGAGTGACCCCGTGAACATTCCGCCAAGCCGGGTAAACTAAAATTGAATTATCTCTTTGCCCAATCGTAGCGTTATAATCCGGGATATGAAGATCTCCTCCTTTTGAATTATGTTTTTTACAGATAATTACATTTACAGCCCCTACAATATTGCCTGTATCTCTGTGAAAAGGAGCAGGGATATTGTAGTTAGAAATAGAACTTGTAAACAAATTGGCAAATCTCCATTTTTCAGGAACATCTGCAAAAACCTTGACTTGTCTTTCGTATTGCTCCGGAAGGATCTCTTTAATAAGTTGCTCACTTTCCTTGGCCAATAACAGCATGGCTTTAATAAAAGTTTGGGCTGTCCTAACTGAATGTACTGAAGAGATAGACGGGTAAGGTCTTCTCATGTGAGGTCTTGGAGGAGTAGATCCTATAATTGTTGAATATTGAGAAACTCCTTTTTTCATTTCTGCCATTCCTCCTTCCATAAATTTCTTTACGGCATCACTTCTATTCATGTTTGATTTTGGAACATTACTGCTTCTAAGTTCGCTATTTGCAAGATCCGCCAACTTACACATTTTTTCAGGCATCTTGGAAATATAGAATCCTATTGGTTCTCCTTCGGAATAGAAAATGCTGTCTTCTGTAACATTTGGCTCGATGTATTCGCAAACTTCGCCGATCTTTCGATCATGGTCTACTTTAATCAGGTCTACTCTTTTCATTTTATTTGTTTTTTATAAAATAGTGAAAATGATTTCAGATCAATTTTTGCATCTATTCTGTCATTTTTTTGAACTACCTTAACAAAAGGATGCCAATCTTGAGATAATTTTTTTGCCCATTCAGTATCTTTTTTTGCCTTATACAATTCGTATAGTCCGCCAGAATTAGATCCTACATTTGGACATTGAAACCAATAATGATTAAACCTTAAAACACCGCTTCCGTTTTTAATTGTTTGTAATTGAAAATCCCTATCTTCTTTTGTGTTGGGCTTATATGACCAATTAATTTTAGAGACATTTAACAAAACACAAACTTCAGCTAATTTCTTATTTATAGAATATTTTGTTTTTTCGTGCCAAGCGTGTTGTGCATAATTAATACCAACTACTTCAAAGGGTAAATTTTTTACTTTTTCATAGATTTCATTCCATATTCCGGCATCTGTTTTTATGGTCTTGCCATTATAAATACCAAATCCAGTCACATCATCATCGCAAATTATAACCCAATCTATTTTTTTCTGCTTAGCAAAATCCAACATGAAATTTCTGACATAAGAAACTCCCTGATTATCCTTTTCTATCGAAACTTTCTTGGGTACATGGTATTGGCTAAACTCAGAAGGCTCTATAAAATGATAAACTTTTATTCCAACCTTTTCAAATAAAGAATAAGTCTTGGTGTTAAACCTAGATTTAGTTGGTATAAAGCAAATCATAGCTTTTGCTTTTCTGCTCTTAGATATTCTAATATCATAGATCCTACATAAGCACCTTGCTCCCTCCAGAATTTTACAAGTTCAAAGGCTTCTTCATAATGCTCAGGTTCAAATTCAATCTGAATAGCCTTTCGAACTCCATCAGCCATATCTCCTAGTTCTTCTTCGACATTCTCATCATCCAAAATAGAATAATCTATTTCAGGTGCAGGCTTCCAAACTTCAAGACCCCAATCTTCAAGTAACTCTGGTTCCCATTCGTTCGCAAGCATGTCCCAATCCCATTCCCCAAAGCCTACATTATCCTTGATAATAAACTGCTTTTGTTCGTCTTCAGTCAGATCATCCGCAAAGATGATTGGAACTTCTTTTAACCCTGCTTCCTTACAGGCTTTCAATCTCATATTCCCCCCTAGGACTATCATGTCAGCATTAACCACAATAGGTCTTATCTCAAGCATCTTTGGAAACTCCTTAATAGACTTGACTAGCTTGCTGAACTTATCATCCTTGATAATCCGGGGATTATTCGGATTGCTCTTGACTTCTAAAAGTTTTACGGTTTTAATCTCCATTAGTCTAATTTTTCGTTCGTTACTTCCGTAGCATCTGGAATTTCGATATCCTTCTCCTCTAGTTTATTTGGAATTCCTCCTTCATCTAGGATTTTTTTAAACAAGTAAGCTAGATCTAAAACTCCATCTTCCTTATCGAGGGTGATGCTTACTACTTTTTTTTCTGTGTTAAAATTTAATTGAAAGTTTGACATGGTTTTTTTGTTTTGGTTTTGTAGTCAGGACAGGTACCGCCCCTGTTGCTTGGTCTTTTGCATTTTCAGCATCACCCATAAGTTACTTTTACTCCACCTGACTAGATAGTGGGTCTATTCCCCACAGTCAACTAAAGCCACTTTATTTCTCTTTTCGGTCGGGCTGTACACACCCTAATAAAGTAATTGCCTAAGCGATAGTATTTAGAATGGCAGATCATAGTCCTCCGCTTGATAAGGAACAGGAGGTACTTTATTATCCTTGGTGTTGCTATTCTCTTCCTTTTTATAATCGTTTAGGGTAATAGCTACATCCTTTCCGTAGTCATTCGGCTGATCGTAGATATTGATATTTAGGTTCACATACTTTTTCCCATTGTAGGTGTAAGCGTGCGCCTCAGCATCGGATAAGCAGATCGCAGCAGTGAGCCATGATCCGCTTCTTTTCTTTCCGTTGCCTAGTCTAATTTTTGATTTGTTGTCCATCTGTTATTTATTTGGTTTTTCTTCTTCTTTTGACCGGCTTATTTTCAATCACCGGTGCTTCTGGTGTGAAAGCAACTTCCTGCACTTCGGCACTTTCTTCCTTTTGCTGCCGATACCAAGTTGTATTTTCCTCATTCGTATACCAACCGTAAAGGTAGTTTACTAGTTCTGCCCGGCAGCTACTGCACCAATGGCTGAAGGTATGCTTCGGATTGACATAAGTAGTGTATAGGTGAATGAGTTCCGCATAGACTTCCTTGGAATAGTTCCGGATGAAAGCGTGCTTTTTGTAGCACTCATAAAGGTGAAAGTGCTTCTTGAATAATTCGTGATCTTCAGGTGTCATAGTTCAAATTTGTTAGTGAAATTATCCTCCACATATAGGTACATGAAGGGTACTGCGCTGCTTATAAATATTGCAGAAAGCAAATCCGTTTTTAAGATTAGAAAAAAGAGACTGATCCAGAAGGACATACAAAAGGAACAGCTAAAAGGCTTGACCAAATTCCTACCAGTGACTTCCTTAAAAAATTTAGGAAAGTTAAGGATGTAGAAGTAGATCAGGGTTATCCCGATTGATCCTAATATACTAGCTGCTGCTTGATACATTTTCTAATGTTTTTAATTGTGATAAAAATTGAAGTATGCGGAATGCCTGTCTGCTTGCTTACCTTCCTGACTGACCCTAGTTCTACATACATCTTAAGGATCTCCTGATCATACCAATAAAGCGTTTCAATGATCTTTGATATCGAGTCAGCAACCCCTTGGCTGTTATCTATTTCTTCTTCTTCTTTTACAAACTTGACTATATCCTCCACCGGTACTAGGGCTGCGTACATCCTGCCAAACTTTCCGTATTTTGAATTGGTCTGATTGCAGCAGATCCGAACTATCCAGAACTTGAATACCTGCTTTCCTTTGGCTTCTAGTTCCTTAAGTTTCTCTTGATCATAGTCTAGGACTATCACCGCAACTTCCTGCCGTAGATCTTCCCAAAGATCCTTACCTATGTTCTGGAATACATATTTAAACTCTTGATCGTATAGCCATTCAATCGCTTTCATTTTAGGCTTATAACTTCGCCCGTAGGCAGTCCTGCATAGTCACACAGCCATCCGTTCCACTCGAAGCGTACTTCCTTCTCCCTGCCCTTATATGACGCTGCCAGAACCCTTATCTGACTCTGGACTAGTTCAATATTTTGAAAGCTGCCTTTTCCCTTATTCATCCACTTAGACCACTCCCCATTTGAAAGCCGGTACCGGATCTCAAGGGAATAATCTAGTTTCGATTTGGGCAGCATTCTAGGCATTTACTTTCTTTCTTTGATTACTACCTCAAGACCTACCGCCTCACAGATCATTCTAAGATTGAACAGGCTTATAGACTCCCATCCGTTCTCCACCTGATTGATTGGTGCATGGCTTATACCTAACTTCTTGCAAAGTTCTAGCTGTGTGTATCCGCTTTTCTTTCTAGCCTGTCTTATTAATCTTCCTTCTTCTAAACTCATTGGTTTGTTATTTTCTACGAATATAGGATTAAAATTAATATCCAATTTTTAAAAGTGAATTTTGTCTAAAAAGGTAGCATTTTATAGATACCCATGTGAATAAACTCTTCTCCTTTTTTTACTAGGCACTTCCTAACATTCAACTCGAAGACCATCTTGTCATTAAATCCGTACTTCTTTTGCGCTATATCCATAAGTAGCTTGACCGGGTTATCCAGATCGCTTGCTGCATTGCTAAATCCAAAGAAAAATTCAACCCTGAGCATCTGATCCGTTTCAATCTTAGCCTTTGGCATCTGCAGAAGCATCTCCTTTTCGTATTCCTTGTAGGCAGGTGTTTTGAATCGCTTACCTTGCCATGCCAGATTCACCGAAAGAGGCTTCTCATTTATCTTAAATTGAATCATTTGCAGATCCGGTAGATCAAGTCCATGCCTATCGTGTACAGGGCTACTATGACCATAAACAAAAGCCCGAAGTCAAATTCAAAATGGAATAGGGCAAAGATTGAAAGCAAGGTAGACTGGATGCTGAATAGATCCTGCTTGCTAGGAATAAATTGATTAAGTATCTTTTTCATTTAGGATATAGTTATTTTGACGGTATTAAATTTAGTTTCCGAATTTTTTACTTCACTTATCTCAATCAAAATGTCTGAGTTTAAAGCTATCTTTTTGCGCTGTAAAAACATTTGAATCTGCCTGATTAATATGTAAGGATGCTTCTCTTTTCTGTTTGATAAAAAATAAGTGGCTTTCATATCAGCTGATCTAGGTTTCTATTTTCTTTGATTGATTCCAGAAT